TTTGTCTTTTAGTGTGTCTTTTACCCATTCAACAGCATAGTAACCTAACGCAGCCCAAATGCCTAAGTTAAGTAAAAATATGCCTACTGTTGTGGGCAGTGTAAAAATAAATTCTATCATTTGTGTTTCTCCTCCCAGTCTTTCACTGCGGCTTGAATTGTTTCTTCTGCTAATACGCTACAGTGTAATTTAATCGGTGGTAATTGTAGAGCTTCTGCGATATCTTTATCTTTTATTTCTAGTGCTTCGTCAAGTGTTATGCCCTGTAACATATCTACAAACATAGAGGATGAAGCAATTGCACTGCCACACCCATAAGTTTTAAACTTTACACCAAGTATACGACGATTGCCAGGATCTACTCTTAGTTGTAGTTTCATAACATCTCCACAAGCGGGCGCACCCGTCATGCCAGTTGCTACTGTTGGATCTTTAGGATCGAATCTTCCTACTGAAAATTGTTGAGGACTATTTAGTACTCCCTCAAATCTATCTACTACTTCTTTACTGTATGCCATTATTTAATTTTCTCTGTGCCTTTTATAAAACCTACTGCAAATTCTTCTGCTTTCTGAGGGATTAGTAAAGGTAATACCATAAATGGTAAGAACAATGTGAATATTATAAACACTACTATAGTTGATAATATAGGTCTTTGCGCTAATATGTTGTCTGCGTTTATTAAAGAGATTACCTTAAGAGAAGGTCTCCATATTTTCCACATAGCAAGTAAACTACCTGCTAGCCAAAAACAAAGTATTATCTGTAGTGTTGTCATAAATATTCCTGTAAGTGTTTTAAACTTCCGATATTGTATGCAAGTCGTGGGGCAAAATGCCCTGCATCTCTTACTAACCCGAAGTATGGCGATTCACACTCTGCCATTTCTATTTCCCATAATAGATAGCACTTGCTACCATGTTTTTCAAAGTCATGGGACTTTGTTACTTCTCGTTTTACAACTGCAATACAGTTGCCTTGAGACGACCATACTCTCTCGTTTGGTTCGAATTCTTCTGCTACGCAAGATTCTGGTATCATGGATTCTCGGATACCTTGATAGTCGGTGTCTGGAAGTTTTTGTGGTACTCCCATTCGTTCTATTACTGCTTTAATAAAAGCAGGAGATCTGTACAATGCTTTTGCAATGTCAGATACATTAGATCCTTCTAAATAGTACTTAACTATTGTTCTTTTTTCTTGCTCTGTTACACCCTTACCTTTATTTTGTGCTTTTCTTCTAGCTCGGTGTTCGAGTGTTTCATTATGGTCTGCGATAATTTTACTAAGGCGAGTTGTATTGTATGCAATATGCAATATCTCACACGCCTCTTTTTTAGTAATAGGCTTCTCTGCAGCAAGCAGTTCTATTACTTTATTAATGTTTGCTTCAGAGAGTTTCTCCTCTCTTTTCTTTCTAACTGCCATCTTTTAACTCCAAATGATAGTCGTTTAAATTTTTCAGATCGTCTTCGTGCATCTTTCCTAAAAGAATAATTGCATAATGAATAACTTTATATAAGTCTTTTTCATTCTTGCCGTCTTTCTTTCCAAAACGCTGTGCGTACTTTATAATATTACCAATGCAAAAACCTTCACCATGCCCATTTTCAAATACAATCTCTGTTGTTTGTTTTCCTTCTTGGGCGTAGTGTTGATTATATGTATTGTTCACATACTGTTCTAGTCGGGACATAATTAAGTCCTCATTGAATTTATACTGTGGTACTTGCTTTGGGTTATACACGAGTTATCCTTTTTTCATAATCGGCATAATCTTCGTTCCACCAATGTGGTTTGTCTCGGTGAGACCAAGCTGCGAAGGTTGCCTTGTCTAAATGGTAATAATCACGATAACTTTGTATCGGATTATCGTAATCTCTAAGATCTTCTGGCATAGCCAATCCGAACTTAGTAAATCCTACTCTTTCAAGATGTACTGGATCAGGTAGTTTGTTTACTACTTGTTCTACTGATTTGTGTAGTTTTCCATAACGATAGTAGTATTCATCATTCAATGCGTTAGCATAACAATGAACCCACTCATGGTTATCCAATGACTCCCTTGCCCAGATTGTGCAGGGATGATTGTACATCATTGGAAGGTAGGGGAAGGGTCGCTCCTCAAGTGGTAAATGCTTAATTTCGGCTTTGACCTTGTTAAGAACCTCTCGTTCTTCTGCATTCAACGCACGAGGAACATACCCTAGAAATTTGTCAATGTAAATAGTTGTACAAAGAATCTGGGCAGCTTCCAGTGGCATCTTAACAATATGCTTGTCAACATGATACTGTGCTGCCTTATCGAGATCCTCGTCTAAATAAAATAAATTCATATCTTACTTCCAACATTTGTATACGCCACAGAGTTTGTCTGCGTTTTCTGTAGTCTTACAGTACGGACAAACTTTCTTCTCTGACTTGATTTTTTTGATTTCTTTAAACTTTTTCATAATGTATATTATACTAAAATTATGAAATAAAGTCAAGAACTATTTTCCAGATCCGTTAATTTTATCCTTAGCTGTTCCAGCATAAAGACCAAACCAAGCTGCACCTGCACCAACAACAATACTGATTAGACCAGACTGTTCCATTGTGGGTTCTGGCAGAGCCATAAACCACATTGTGCAATAGTATAATAGGAAAATGTATACACTAAGAAATGCTCGGGGAAAGATCCTCCACGCATCAATCATGTTTGATAAGAAAATCCAACGCTGCCAAGGATTATCTGGCTCTCTGTTGGCTTCCATCTCTACTATTTTTGCTTTTAGATTAGAGTTCTCTTGTACAAGTTCCATGAACTTATTAAGGTCTATTTCAACCTCATTTCGACTCATATCACCTGCGAATCGTTCGTCTGCCATTTAGCTCTCCTTTGCTTCCTGCTTCGCTTTACCAACATTGATTGCAAACCAGTCAAGAACTTTATACATTTTTCCGACTAACTTGTCATCTTTTGGTGTGTCAGTACACGCTGCTATGATTGAAGCACTCATGACTAACCATGGTATAACTTGAATCCATCCAATAACCCATTGTAAGAATCCTAACATTCTTCTCTCCTAATCCTCTTGCGAGGCTTTCCCAATTAGTAGGGATCTTTGTAGCCATCTATACTGGAAATACGTAAGTCCTCCCATTTATTTGTATCTAATCGATACAGTAATATAGAATCTGATTCAGATTGTTTGACTACAGCTGGCACAACATCAGCCCTTAGTGTACAAGGTATACTGTATTGTCTACCAGACTTTAAACTTGTAAAACTTACTTCAACAACAAAGTCTTGAAGTAGTTTCTGTAATTTGTTAAATTCTACCATTTATTTTTTGTTTTCCTGAAGCTGATCTAATCTAACCTCTAGTTCTTCACACCAATCTTCTATTATTTCCAATCGTTCTTGTAGATGTGGATGTTTTTCAAAATAGTTTGCCCCTTTCATGGCATCCCTATATGCTAGATATGAGTTCCACCAATTATATAGTTTGTTGAACATAAAATATTATATCTCCAGGTGTACGAAGAGTTTTTATACTTTTATCTGGTATTGTTACATTGAACTCGTTTTCGACATCAACAATAATCTCAACCATGTCAAGACTATCTGCATTTGTTTCATCAATAAGATCGGTAGTTATATTGATGTCTTTTCTATTTAGTTGTTGTTCAATTATTTGCATTATACTGCATCTAATTCCCATCTGGTGATATATCCTCTGTTGTTACTTTTCGATAGTATACTACTACATCTTTTAATTCAGTAATATATCTTTTTAATTCTTGCGTATTATAAGCCATTAATTCATAGTCTGGTATTGTCATAGCTAAAAATACTAATTCGCCTTCCTGTTTTTCTATTCTTGAAAGCTGATCTTCCCAATTTTCTGGTGTAACTACTATCCAAGTAGGATTCTTTAGATCGATCTCTCTTGGCATAACGGGCTGAACGATATTTCGTTCTATAGGTTTTGCACTTACTTCTACTACTTTAGTTGGAAGTAGGCTGCAACTGGAGCCCATCATCAAGATCGTCAACGGTACTGCTAAGTTCCTCAATACCCTCAAATGCGTGTTTTGTTCCATTATTTATTTTCCTCTCCAGTTCAACTGGGTCTGCTAAGATTTTTGCAGTTAATTCATAGTTTTGAATAAACTGTGTATATCTATTTAATTCTCGTTGTGCTGCTTGACTTTTAACTGTCATTGCTTGCAACTGTTCTGTTTGTAAGCTAAAATCATTTTGCATAGTGGCGATTGTTTCTTCTTGGGTAGCTACTGCTCCTTCTAAAGCTGCGTTGTTAGCTACTAGAATCTTATTTTCATTCCATAGCCAATAACATATTCCACTTAATACTAATAATAAAGCTAAAAAGAATTGATTCATTACATTTCCTCTATTTTATAGTTAAGTCCTTCTGCTCCATGCATCTCTATGACTTCCCCGCTTTCAGTTCTGAACTTTAAATGATTGGGCTTTGTTATAAGAAACTTTTTAACAATAAAAGTTTCATCATCTGCATCGCCCCATATCTGATTATAACTCACAGTCAATGTATACAGCGTTATAAATTTGCTTTTTAAGGCAATCCACCACCGCTTCATTGTTGCGAAAAATCTTTTTATTCTGTCCATTTATTGTACTCTCTAGTTGATTTAGCTTTTGCCAATTCGCTAATTCTATTGTGCGAGTTATCTCTAACTCTGTTTTATGCCTTGCATGGTCATATATAAAGAAACAGGCAAGCACCACTAATAGTAGTGGTACTGCCATTCTTTCCGTTAAGTTCCTGTTGAAGTACTCGTTGATGTTCCTGTACCTGTGCTTGTAGTAGTTGCAGTTACAGTTGTAGTCACTGGCATTGCCTCTAACTCAGCTATAATATCTGCTACTGTAGTAGTCGCTGCACTTGTATTTCCTGCCTCTACAGTTGTAGAAGTTGCTGGAGTACAATTACTTTGACACTCAAAACCTGCTGCTTGGTTGAACGTTGTACCTGTAGGAGCTACGGGATCTACATCTTTTGGTTGGTTGTTATAACCCCAAATCAATGCTAATACTAATAATATATCCATGATTTCCTATATGTTAGACCAGTCCTTACCTTCAAAAAGCAGAGCTTCTGCTTCTCTCCTACGAACTAATCCTTCTAATACTTTGCCGCCTGCTTTGTTCCAGCGTTTAATCTGGGCAGGGACTCCTTCGTAGTCGCCACTATTTAATACTTTTAAAAGAGTGGAACTACTTAAATTGGTCGGACCGAGGTTGAATGTCCATGATACTAATGCATCGAACATACACTGGTCGAGTGAGATGGTTACTTGATTGAGAACATGCTGTTCGTACTCCGTTAGTTCGTGTACTAGCATTTCTTCTGCTTGAGGTTTTGTAATAGACATTCCCTCTGATACGCCTTTGATATGACCATAACCTATAGTCCATATTCCTACTGCATCTTGGTATGCTTCTAATTCGCAACCTTCAAATTTCTTGATAAGGGATATACCCTCTTGTGATATTTTCATAATGTAAAACTTTCTCCACAGCCGCAACGGGCTGTTTCTTGTGGGCTTCTGATTTCAAAATATTCATTTAACCCATCTTCTGTCCAATCAATACTTATTTGATCGACATAACTAAATGTCATCGGATCTACAGCTATAATACCATAGAATACCGCATCACTTGAAACATTTGGTTCTTCCAAATAACTCAAGTCATACGACCACCCGTTACATCCGTTTGGTTTCATGCCTAAACGCAATCCCCAAACTTGTCTATTTTTTACTTTTTGCTTTAGTCTTTCCAAAGCATCTGCACTTACGATTACCATATAATAAATTAATGCGAGTGGGCAGTTGCCTGCCCTCTCGACTTAGGTCTTGACTTGTACTAAAACAATTGCCCTGTACTTGCTATTACAGCAATTCCAAACATACAACCTAGAAACAAAGTTCCTAGTGCGTCTTGTATGTCCTCATGTTTCTGTACTTGTCTAAAACTATTTATTATTGTTTTCATTTAATATCCAATACTTTACGATTGGAGTTCGGAGTTTTAGACAAGGCGATAGTCAATAGTCCATCTGTTAGTTCGACATTGTCAACTTTTAAGTCTGCGTTTAACATAAACTTACGCTCAAAAGATTTAAGACTGAGACCTTGATGTGAGAATCTTTCACTCTCACTCAGTTTTCGTTCTTTTTTCCCCTTGATGAGTAATTCATTATCTTCATGAACCAACTCAAGTTCTTGTTTAGACCAACCCGGCACTGCAACCTCTATTCGAAAGTTGCCTGTGTCCACATTCTCTACAATGTTATATCTAGGATATGAGGTATCGGTGTTATGCAACAGCCAATCATTATTCATACCTAGCCAAAATTTACTAATATCAATCGTCATATTATTTCTCCTAATTTCCTTTTCAGTAAAACTATGCCAACCCTTTCGGTATTGACGCCATTGTGCAAGAAACCCTTCTTACACTTATGTATATTATACTAAAAAGTAGACCAAAAGTCAACAACTATTTTTTGGTTAGTCCTCGAAGTCAATCTTGCCCTGCTCTTTCATATAATCGAGCGTGGCACCAATGCCTTCCTGCTTACCAGTTCTGTATGCTAAGTAAATACTACTAGCGAGTATTATTATGTATGCTATATCTATATCCATATTTTTTCTCCATAACATATATTATACACAATTCATGACCTCATGTCAAGTACTAAATTAAGGGTATCTAAAAATAGTTCTTGACACATGGTTTTCGATTTGATATAATAAGAGTATGATTTATAAAAGAGGTAAATGGTCTACAAAAGAAAGACAGACACTGAAAGACCTCTATAACAAAATCCCTTTAACCGAGCTATCCAGTAGATTGTTAAGAC